TCCAGAATGATTTTGCATCTTCAAAAGCATCTGCATAGAACTTAGTCCAGTAGTTTTTAATATCAGTATAGTTTAACATTATATTCTCCATTGGTTAATGGAAACTATATATGTTGCAGTGCAACAAATTTCAAGTCTATTTTAAATGAGATCTGATAGATTCAATAGCTTTACTGATTTCATCTTTATAAGCGTAACCAATGAAACCTCCAGCTAGTAAACCAATAATAAGTGTAATCATATTATTTCTTGTTTAGTTGAGTCATGAACATACCATGATATTCCGTAGAACCCAAGTGTGTAATTGGTGTAGAAAGATCTGTCCAGATTTCGCCACCGCATTCTTCCCATAATCTACAGAAGTAATAGTCTTCAGATAAGAATCTGTTAACTCCATCTTTTTCTTTATAAATTCCGACAGGAAAAAAATCAAACGCATTCTGGGAGTTTTCTATTCCTGTTCTTAGATCTGGTTTGTATTTAAGCTGAGGATTCTTATCCATGATTGTAGTAAACACCTCACGTTTAATTAACATAAAACCTGTAGCTGATTCTTTAACACGAGCAAATCCATTTTTAAATTCTGTATTAGGATATAGATTAACATTAAACTGCAATAGATAATCACGCATTGTCTGTTCATCTATATTATTATTCTTCTTGATACGATCTAATAATTGCTGCCAGTAAAATCCTTTGACAGGATAAGTGCATGTAACAACTTCTTTATTAAATTCTATAACTCTTAAAAGATTCTGTAATGTAAATCCTATATCAGCATCAATAAATAATAAGTGTGTTCCATTAAATTCTTTATTATCTAAGAACTTAGTTACAAACTTATTTCTAGCACGATTGATTAAAGATTCAGTTGGAAGTGTTTCTATTCTAAGATTGTGTCCCATATCATTTAAAGGTTTGATGCAATTAAATAATGAATGGAATGTCAGATTGCTGACGTTACCACCATAACATGGAATTGCTATTAGAATATTCATTGTTTTTTTATAAAATATTTAACACTTATTAATAAAAAATCAACGAGCATTTGCTACGCAAATAAACACCTCTCTATATTAATAAAAAATCAACGAGGTTCTGCGGTACAAGTGTTAAGAGTGAATAGAATATTATGTAATATACTAGCTACTGCATTAGAGTTTGGAACATTAGCTAGTGGAATATTACAAGTTAAGAAAACATTAATTACATCTACTATTTCAACTACAGCTTCACACACAAGTTATACAGATGTTTCAGGATTTAGTGTTTCAATAACTCCAACTGCATCAAATAGTGTAATTTTGCTTTTAGGAATGATTAATAGTTCATCTGTTACAGATGGTGCTAATAGAATAAGATATAGATTATTAAGAGGTTCAACTGATATTACAGTACCAGATAGTCCAGGTTCAAGACAAACAGGTTTTTTTACAGTTGCTTATGAAACTGATGGTTACGAACCTACAAATGGTTCATTAATTTGGTGGGACACTCCAGCAACAACTTCATCAATTACATATAAATTACAAGTAACTCATAATTATACTCCTGGTACACAAGTAGCTTATATTAATCGTTCTCATTCACCAGATGGTGACAATGTAGATAACGCTAGAACAGTATCTTCTATTGTTGCAATAGAAATATCAAACTCAATATTATAATTATGAAAATAGATTTAGCACAAACAATATTAAAATTAAATCCAACTGCAAAAGTTTCAATAACAAATGATGTTTACGAAACTATTGTTTGGAATGATACACCAAAAATAGATTTAGAAACTATTTTGGCTAAACAAAAAGAACTTCAAACAAATGAAGATTTAAAACAATACCAAAGAGATAGAGCTAAAGCATATCCTTCAATAGAAGAACAATTAGATTTACAATATTGGGATAAGGTTAATGGTACTGATACTTGGGAACAAGCTATCAATGCTGTTAAAGCACAATACCCTAAGTCTTAAAGAATAGATTTAACTTCTTCTTCAGTTAAACCAAGTGCTGTAAGTTTTGCTAATGCACTTGCTTTAGCATCAATCTTAGCTTGTTTTTCTGCTTCGTAAGCTATTCTTTCTGCTTCATGTTTAATAGCATCTTGCTCTCTTTGTGCTATTTCTTCAGCAGTTAAATCGTATTCTATATTATTAATTATTTTTTTCATATTTTATCCTATGCTTTAATTCCGTAAAGTTTAAATGTACCAGCCATATTTCCACTATCTTGGAAAAAAGATATTCCACTTAAAGCACCAGTACTAGTTAATCTACCAAAACCAAATCTTCTATAATAATCTGCATTATTTTGATTAGTACTTGTGCCATCAAATATAATTGAAGGATATACGGCAGTACTTAATGGATTAGGAATTTGTATAATATAATTATGTGCAGTAACTCCAGCATTATCCATATCCTGAGATAGAGCAATATAACTAACATCCCAACTACTTTCATTAGTGGCTACATCACTGCTACTTGAATTTCTCATAACTCTACCTGATGCATATCTATAATTTGAAGCTGTTACATCTGCATTACTTCTTCTAAATCTTACTCTTGGAAAACTACCAGCAGTCGCACAAGCATATCCATTAATATAAATAACATAATTATCGTAATCTGATGAAAAGTATCCATCAAAACTTACTGAAGCTGCAGAAGCAGTAGTTGTAGAAGCAAGTTTTACAAAATCAGAACTTACAGCAGCAAACTCTAATGCAGTAGCACCACTATTTACTCTTAATACTTGCGAAGCAGAACCGAGTGTAGTTAGTCCAGTTCCACCATTTGCTACAGGTAGTGTTCCTGATAATTGAGATACACCGATTGTTTTATTTGTTAATGTTTGAGTTCCTGTTGTTGTTACAACTGTAGAAGGTAATGTTAATGTTGTTGCAGAAATGTCTAATGTTTGTCCAGAAGGTATTGTTATCGTACTACCTGTAGCAGCTTCAATTGAATTTACTTTAATCTTTGACATATTGTTTCTTTATTATATTTTTAATTTTATTTCAATACTATAATATTCTCAATTCACTACCACTTGCGATAGTCCAAGTAAAGCCTGAATTTACAGTAATTGGACCAAATAAAGCAGCATTAACTGTGCCAGCTACAGTAGTTGTTACGTCTGCTGTTATAGTATTATAGTTTGAAAAATAATCACCTTCAGTTGTAATATTTCCACCTTGTAATGTAGTAAAAGATAATACTCCTGAACCATTAGTTTTTAATACTTGATTAGCAGATCCATCAGCTTGTGGATAAGATAAACCATCTAATACAACTGAACCAGTTCCATTAGGTGTAATGTTAATATTACCATTTGATACTGATACAATAGAATTACCATTAACATCTAAGTTACCACCTAGTTGAGGTGTACCATCTTGTACAACATCTGTAATACCACCTGAAGTAATTGCTACCCAAGCAGAACCTGTGTAATATTTTAAATTACCTGCAGTTGTGTTGTAATATAAATCTCCAGCATTAAGTGCATCACCATCATTATCTAATGTTGGATCATTAGCTTTAGCACCTAAGTATGTATCATCAAAACTATCTGTCGCAGATAGAGCTGCATCTCTTGCAGCGTTAGCCGCATTAGCTGCATTACTAGCAGTGTTAGCAAAGTTACTAGAATTGTTAGCAAAGTTTGATGAGTTGCTAGAATGGTTGCTAGATGCGTTAGCGAAGTTACTAGAATTAGCAGAATGATTAGAGCTATTACTTGCATGATTGCTAGAAGCATTGGCAAAGTTTGAACTGTTAGCCGCATGATTTGAACTGTTGTTTGCAAAGTTAGATGAATTGGCAGAATGATTAGATGAATTACTAGCATGATTAGATGCACTGTTTGAAAAATTACTTGAGTTAGCAGCATGATTAGCAGAAGCATTAGCTGAATTAGAACTATTGTTTGCAAAATTACTTGAGTTAGCTGAATGATTTGATGCTGAGTTTGCACTGTTACTAGAATTATTTGCAAAGTTAGAAGCATTGCTAGCAGCATTTACTGCAGCATTAGCATTAGCACTTACATCAGCTAAATAAGTTGAAGCTGTATTAGCTGAATTTGAAGCATTGTTTGCAAAATTAGAACTGTTTGCAGAATGATTAGCAGATGTATTGGCACTATTAGATGAGTTGTTAGCAAAATTAGATGAGTTAGAAGCATGATTGGCTGCAGCGTTAGCATTTGCAGATGCTGCTGCGTTATCTACAATTAAAGTATATTTAGCTGATTCAGCATTTGTAGTTAGTGGTTCAGCACCAACAGATGTGTGTGAAGTATTAACAATAAATATGTTTGCAGTAGATGTATCTTTAACTAGATCTCTAGCATTGTAAGTAGTAGCAGCTGCCCAGTTCCCTCTGTAAGTTCCAAGTTCTTGTGTAACTGATATTTCTCCACTTGCATCAAATGCTAAAATCTTATTAGCACGAGCAGTAGCACCTACATTAAACTCTGTAGATGTCATTGTATTTGTTTTAGATAACTTAATTGATCTTTGTAATTCTTCCTGAATTTCTTGAGCTATCATTGTAACTCTATCTAGAGCTTCTTCGTGTGAATTAGCAGGGAATGGATCGTTTGCTACATAATCTGTTTCTTGTGTCTTTGTTGTATTTCTTTTTAAAACAACAGTCTGTCCAGTAACAGGAGCTGCTAAGAATGTAATGTTACCGCCTCCGGCACTACCAACACCAGATACTGTATAATCAGTTGTTTTAGTTTTTATTGTTTCAGTTCCATCAGAAGTACGAATAATAACCTGAATTTCATCATCATCTAATATTTTAAATGTATAAGCAAATACAGTAGTTGAACTATTGCCACTGTAACTAACTTTAACTGTAGTTGATGATATTGTCATAATTCCCTATATTAAATTCAATCGTTAATGTCTATCCTATTTATTCAAATATATTAATTTTTGGTGTTCTTTCAGGAAAACTCTCTCCTGGCTTCCAAAAATATTCTTTATCTTGTTCATCCTTATATTTATTAATTCGTCTAATAATTCTATCATTAAATTTAGGATCAATCATTTTTTGTATATTATCAAAGATTAATCTTTCTAAAGCTAGTCTGGCATACCATAAACTTGCTCCAGGAGTATATTGTCTTAAAAAATCACTTACATCTCTTCCATAGGTAGTTTCTTCACCTGTTGCCAAATTAATAATATTTCCAAAAGTAAGTTTAGCAACATCTTCAAAGAACCCAGCAGGCGCTCCTAATATTGTACCTGATAGATTTCTTCCATATTGATTTTGTGATGCAGTTATGAAATCTCCAAATATACCTAAACCTCCACCTTTAATCATTGCTCTTAACCAATAACTAGGTTCCTGCATTTTTTCTGAAGAAGTAACATCTCTACCTTTTGTTATCTCTCCAAGCTCATAAGCTAAAGCTCCAAACAAAGTTCCTGAAATAACTAAAGGAACTACATATTTCATTTTGCCGGTTAAATTAGTTTGAGTAAAACCTCTTCTCAAATGAGTATAAACAAATGTAATTGGAAAGTTTTTATACATTGCAACAGAATTTATTAATTCACCACCAATCGTTCCTGATCTTTGATTGCCAAATAAAGCAACTTTACCTCTTGCAGAAGTTGCAGGTATTGCAAACTCAGTTTCATTAACAACTAATTCCATTAATTTACTTGTAAGATCTTCTCTTAAACTTTCAGTTAAATCAGTTCTTAATCTAATATCATCGGGTCTTAAAAATGTTGCGCCTTTATTTGCATAATTAACATCGTCAATTCCTGCATCATATAATTTTGTTTTACGAATAAGATCCCATGATCCATCATTTATTCCATAACGTAAAAATGTTTTTTGCATTGCTTCAGGTAATTCTTTAAATTGCTTACCAACATTCTCAGCCCAGAACCCCATAAGCTCCATACCAAAACTCCATCTACCTGCTTGAGTTAAATGTGATAAACCAGATACTCTTAAAACTGAATCTGATATTCTTTTTGCAACTTGTGGAGCTTCTATTTCTCCAAGATATCTAGCAGACGCAGATGCTACTGTACTCCAGTGTTCAGCAACTAAACCAAGTCTAATAGCAAGTTTTGCTTTTTCAAATTTATTTAATGGATCAAATAATAATTTAACACTATTTATTGCTGTTCTGTGTTGAGGTAAACCAACGTGAGCTGAAGCAGCTCTACTCCAGTTAAAATCTGTTAATGCAAGAACTGATGCAGATCCTAATTGAGCTGATGTTAATATATGTCTTAATCCTGCTAAAGATCTTGCTACAAACCCATCAACTGGGTTTGTTAAAGCACCTTTATGATAACCATATAAATTTTTAATTAATTCTATTTTTGTATTAGCTCTATCTTCTTCTAATGAACCAAAAAATTGAGCTATTGACTTTCTATTAAATTTTTCAGCATCAGAAATATCTTGAGCATATTGACTTACTTGTCTATTTAATTTTTCAATCTCTACAGGATCTGTTGATTTAGCAAGTAATGCTTTTGCTTCTTCTAATTGTTGTTTAGCAACAGGAAGTCTTACTTGTTTAGTAACATCTGTTTGAGCTTGTTTTTTAATAAGAGTAGTCATGTAAGAAATGGTAGCATCAGGATTTGCTCCAAGAACTTTCATTAATGCAATATCTCTAGACATTTTATTAATGTGATCCATCATCACTTGGAATGCATTATTATTGCCAAATCTATTTTGGTATTCAATCCAAGACTGTGCATTTTTAAAAACTAAAAATCTATGATCTGTATAACGTGATGCAAGATTACTTCCAAAAGTTCTTTGTGTAGCTTTAACTTTATTAAAACCTTCATTAGTTATTGTTTCATAAACATCCGATAATGCTAATCTTAAAGTCTTTTCATTAAATGGAAGTTTAGTTTTTTCATTAATCATTTTAGTAATATCTAATCTATCCATAGTATAAGTAATCCAATCTTCTTTATTGGTTTTTCTAATTGCTAAAGTGTCATGTATTTGTGGTAGTCCCCAATCTTTTCTAGATGGTATTCTTCCACCATATTTATTAAATTCTAATCTTAAAAATTCAGAAGATGCTTTCCATGCCTCTGCCATTTCTTTTGCTGCTTGATTTGTAGTTGAACCAGGTTCAATAATTTCTCTAACTAACATAGTTAATGTAGCTTTGTTTCTTGAGCGACCACCAAAGCCAGGTTTAAATGTATCTAATACATCAACTAATATTTTATGAGCTTGTCCCTTAATAACTTTAACTTGATTTTCTACAGTAACGTATGGTGAGTAGTCATCAGGAGATAAAATAGAAATACCGGCATTTCCATAATCTACTTCTCCATTCATATTTCTATATGTTTTAAAATGTTTTGATATTGATTGTTGAGCTTTAAGAGTTAATAATTCTCTACGTTTTTTTTCTGCTGCTTCGTATTTAAAAATATCAAATGAATCTTTAGCTGCTTGTTTTTCAGCATCGGCTTGAGACATTCCTTTAGCTAAATACTCTTCTACTTTTTCATCAAATAACTTTATCTGTTCATCAGCTTGATTTTTGGTAACATTACCTTCTGCAATACCATTTGTAATACAATCTTTATAACTCATACGCAGTCTGCCAATCTGTTAATAAATAAATTAGTTTGATTTTCTTCATCAAGAATTTGTCTCATAGTTTTTAATTCTGGAACAATTTCATTAACATCATCTAATTTAGTGCTTAATGAAAATTCTTGATCTAGAATATTTGCAGTATCGTCGCCTAATGTAGCTACAGGTTCTTCTCTAGTAACAATTCCTGCTCCAGCTCTCTCAGGAGCTTCAGCTCGTAATTCTCTCCATCTTCGTAAATTTTGTGCAATTTCTTCTTTTGATCCACTAATGTATCTGATGGTGTCTTCAACTGTGCCATCAATTTCAGCTCTGACATTTATTTGTTCCTTTGTTAGTTTATTGTAAATTGTTTTAATATTATTATCAACTTCTTTTGTAATGATTTGACTATCAACATATCTGCCTGTTTTTATAGCTCTTTTAATGTTTCTTAACTCGGCAACAGCAAGAGGAACATCAACTCTTATCATGGCAATTCCATATCCTTTGCTTTTTAAAGAATTAATTATTTTAGTTAATGGTTCTTCGTTTCTTCCAAGTGTTGGAATAATAATATTATCTCCATTAGTAATGGTTTTTTTTAACATTCTTTTAAAGAACTCTTTGCTTTCGTTATGTACTGATGATGTGCCAATACCATTTTTATATTCAGGTATTAATTTTTTATAATCATCAGAATCAATTACCATTCCTTTAACTACGTCTTTAACTTCATTTGTAAGTTTTGATTTTCCAGCGGCAGGTACTCCTGTTATAATTACAGCAATACGATCTTTTGTTTCAGATCCTGTTTTATATACAGCATTTAATACTGTCTCTATTCCTTTGTATTCATCTTGTCCCAATTTATAAATTTTATTGTTTAAATATTCTTCTGTAAATCTTCCATTAACAAAATTAGGTTCAATATCAGTACGATTAATTTCATAATAAGCATCTTGATCTTCTATGATTTTTTTAACTAGATTACTGTTTTCAATATCAATAACATCTTGTTTTGTTGCAGCGCCTGAATTTATTTTTTCATTAATATCATTAACCATTCTTTGCTCTTCTAAATTAAGAACTTTGTTTTCTGCGCTTAAAGAATTAGTTAAATCTGTTTGTGTAGGTTTAGCAGGAGGTACTTCTGTATCTAATAGTATTTCGTTTTTTAATGATTGACTTTGCTCAACTGAACCTTTTCCACCTGGTTCGTCAAATAACTTATTACTTATGTTTTCTGATTCTGGTCTGCTTCCTGCAGTGCTTGTTTGTATTTCAGTTTTAATTGCATTATTGTCTGGTGATCCGCTAACATTGATCCCATCAAAATCGCCTCTTTCTGCTGCTCGATCGACAGCGTCGGAGAAGTATTTTCTTGCTTCTGCTTTGTTTCCTGCTTGGTAGAGTCTGGCTGCTTCTGTGAGATCTGTAGAGAGTTGTCCAACTCTGGTTGCAAGGATTTCAATTTTTTCTTGGATCTTCGCATTTTGTGTTAATATTTTTTCGTTATTAATATTATCTAACTTATTGCCGGCAGAAGTCAATAATTCATCTTTACTTACAACAAGTGAGAATAACTTCTTCTTGTCTTTTGTGCTTTTTGCAAAGTTTGTTAATAATATTGATTTTTCAACAATTAAAGATTGCTTAAACTCTTCAACTCCAAACAATGTTTGTTCCTTCATTTTAACAGAAGGAGTTTCTCTAATCTGTTTAAGAATAAGATCTACTTGTTGCATATTATCAAATTTTTGTTTTTTTAATATTGTTAAAGCAGACGCATGTAATTCTTTATCAGGTAATAATTCACCAACTCTAGATGCTATTTTGTAATCAATAAATTTATTAACTACCATTGAGAATGAATCGTTAGATAATTTTGTTAAACCTTGTGCAACTTTAACTATTTCTGATTTAACTGGCATACTTGCCATGATTGCATTAATATCAAAATTTTTAACACGCATCATTTTAGCAGCATCAATAGCAGTGCCAGTTCCTTGTCTTAGATTAATTGCAACACCTTGAAGCATTGCATGATCTGGTACATAACCATCTACTTCTCTAATTCTATATCCATACAATCTAGGTTTTTGATCTATTAATTTTTTTGCTAATCCAAATCGTTGATGTCCATCAACGACTGCTAATCTACCATCTTTAAACTCATAAACTAAAATAGTGCTTGCGCTTGGCTGATCCCACTTTGTAACACCCATAAGTCTTTCAGATATTCCAAATTCATTAGTTTCTGATTTATATTGAAAAGTCTTTGCATCAGTTGTTAATTTATTAACATCAAATTCTTCTACTGCTGAACCTTTAAGAATATCTTCAAATTTTAATTTTTGTGGTAATTCATCAGGTATTGTAATTGGTTCATCATTTAATAATTTTAAAATTGTTTCTGTAGCTCTTTCATTATGTAAATCTCTGCTTCTAACATTATCCACCATTGGATTTTGTTTTTCTTCAAAAACTCTATTTTCTATAAATTCAGCCGCAGCATCAGTATCTTTTGTTTTAAATTGTTCTGGAAAGTTTTCTTTATAAATTTTTAAAGAATCCTCATCAGTTAGGTTTTCAATATTATTTTGAATCTTTGCAATCATTTGAACTTGTTGTTCAGGAGTAGCTTTTGCAAATAATTTAGATATTCCAAAAATACTTGTGTTTAATACACCCCCAATACCTGCAGCAAAAATTGCAGAGTAAGCAACTTCTTTAGCTCCTGCTTCAAAGCCAGCTTCTGGAAATCCTAATTTTTCTCTATAAGGTTGAACATTTAATTGTCTTGATGCTTCAGATCCTGCTCCTAAAACTGTTTCATAATATGCTGTTTTTAAAAATGTTCCTAATGCTGTTCTTCCAAAACCATAAGCTAAACCAAAAGGTAATGTTAAAAATACACTTGGTTCTCTTAAATAACTAACTGCGTTTCCTGCAACATTTCCTACTTTGCCAGAAAAGTTTGTATTTTCAAAAAGTTCATTTGCGTATGCTTCAGAGTCTTTTGCATCAACACTAATCTTTTTTAGAATGGCATCTAAATTATTTAATGATTTGTTTTCTAATTCTAGTTTTAAATTTTCATTTTTATTTTGCTCTTCTTGTAATAATGTTAAAGCTCTAGTAACTCTTTCGTGTCTTGTTTCATAACCTTCTAGTCCAAATTCTGTTTTATAAAAATCCAGATCTGGCATTGGATTATCAAACTGAACATTATTTTTAATCATAATATCAGTGATTTCGCTCCAGGCATTATCAAGATTATTAAGCTCAGATACTTCTGATTTAGATTTATCAAAGGATTGTCTTGATGCGTTGTAGTTTTCTAAATATTCTTTTGCTGTAAAGTATTCTTCTCTTCCTTTAGCTCTAGATTCAATACCACTTAATTGTTCTTGTTCAGGAGGAGCTTCTTTTTGTGCGTAAAAATTTTCTTTAGGTTCTAGTAAAGTATTGGTAGATTTTTCTTCTTCAAAAAAGAATGACATTATTTATTTACTGTTCCTAGATCTCCTTTAATCTTATTAAGATCTACGATAAAGTAACCGCCATTTTTATTTAATAAATATTCAGGTTGTACATTTGAACCAAAAGGTTTTGATAAAGATATTTTATATCTTCCTGGACCCACTGTTACAAAGTAAGGATCACCAAAAAACTTTTCAGAGAATATTTTAATTTCTTTTCCATTTCTATCTAATGGTAATGTTTCAATTACATTTCCTTGAGGATCAGTATATGAACCAGATTTTTTTAAAACATTTTCATTTTTTTCTAAATAATCAATAATAGAATTAAAGTTACCTTTTTTAACATAAGCAGGAACAACAACATCTAAACCATTATATTTATCAAATCCTCCATATTCTTTTCCATTAACTTTTAATGAACCAACTGCCTCGTTTAATGCTTCTGTATATCTTGATGAACTAAATGATTTGTTTAATTCATTTGCATCATAAGTTCTTTTTAAATAAATGTTATCAGCTGTTTCAATAACTCTGTTAAATGTTTCAGCTCCAACTCCTGTAAATGCTTTTTGGTACCCTGATATAATAGATGATTTATCTTTTTCTCTAAAGTTTTCTAATTTAATATTTTTATTTTTACTTAATAAATAACCATCAATAGCATCTGCAGCTCCTTTAGTTGGAACTCCACCATTAAACATTGTAATGCCACCAACATGTGCAAATAATGCATTCTCTTTAGAAATTTCTGAAAAAGCATTAGGAGCATCAGCGCCAAAACCATTTGTTATATTTGATGCTAATTGTAATAACATTTTACTATCTGTAGATTTGTCAACAATAGCTTTTAATTGTTTAGATTCTGCATCAGTAAAAAATCTTGCAGGCATATTGTAATATTTACCAGCAGTAGTTGCTGCATTTTTTCTTGCTGCTAGACTTTCAGTAAATGCTTTTTTGTTTTCTTCAGATGGGTTAAGCATTACATCATTAAAATTAATACTATTTAAAGTAACAATATTTCTTTCAGATGCTGTTCTTAATAAATCTTTTTCTAAATCTGTTTGTAAGTCTGCTTTAAATTTTTTAACTATTTCATATTTTTTTAATTCAGAAATAGGTACGTCTTTGTTTTCTGCTTTTGAAGTAGTAATCATTGTTTCCATTTTACTAATCTCTGCATCCATTTCAGAAAGTGATTTACTTCTAATGTTTAAAATAATATCTCTTTTTTGAATTAGAGCATCAATCTTTCTTGCATTATCAAAATTATCAACTGCTATAGATCTTTCTTTTGCAGCATTAAGAGCATTAATTCCTGGATCATTACCTTTATCAATTTGAGCTTCATAATCTTTTAAATTATTGCCGGATGTTTCATCTATTTTAAGAGCTGATAGTTTTGCATGAGATCTTAACTTTTCAATTTTTTCTATAGGTAAAGTAGAGTCTTTAATAACATCATTGATCTTCATAGGATCACGATCAAGAGTTCTTAATCCTTTATAATAATCTACATCTTCTCTAACTTTATTTTTTTCTTCTGCTGCTTTTTTCCCATATACTTTATTATAAACATCAGAATTTAATATAGTGTCTAGTTCATTAGTTGCATTAGATATCTCAAGATCAGTCTTTCCATAAACAATAGATTTTTTTAAACGATCAGTATTTGCCTCAACTGCTAATCTATTTCTTTCTAATAAGTTATTAGTTGCTGAATTTCTAATAAGAATAGAATCTTCAACAGATTGTTTTTGTAAAAATGTACCCAATACTCTTTTAGTAAAGAAATTTTTTGTATCTTTAGTATGATAATCTTGAATAGTTTTAAATTGTTCTTTATAATATCTATCCGCTTCATCAGGATCTTCCATCTTAGATGCTTCATCTTTAACTTTAGATAATCCTGGAACATTTTCATCTCCATTATATATCTTTTCTTTTTTCTCCAAAACTTCTGTTTCAGCTTTTATTTTTTCTTTTTCAAGAACAAAATCTGTTATACCTTGAGTAAATTTAGAAGAAGCAGCTCCAAGAGCTGATGCGGTTTCCATACTAACACGCATGCCAGGAGTTGTTTCTACAGCTCCTATTTCTTCTGTGGGTCTAATTTGTGATTGATAAATTTTTATTGCCATTAACCGAATCCTTTTGAAATTTGTTGTCCAGTTCTTACATCTCCAAGTAAACTTGAACCAGCTCTAAAATAACTAATAGTTTCAGCAACTCTTCCACGATATCTTTCAACTCTTGCTTCAGCTTCTTTCATAACAGCTGCATTTTCTAATTGTTCTTTTTTAACAAGAGCATTATATTCAAGCATATCTCTATCTCTTGCAAAGTTTAAAGCATTATCCATTAATACTCTGTAACCAGTTCCTTCTTCTGTAACACCTCTGATTGCATAACCAGTTCTAATATCTCCAACTGATTTTGTTTCTAATGCGTAGATTTGTGGAAGATCAAATTTTTCGTAAACTTTATATCCTTGTTCAGCTCTTTGTCTTGTAACAACAGCATCTCGTTCTAATAAAGCAGCATTAGCATTAGCTATCTTTTTCTGCGACTGTCCAGTTATTAGATCACCTACGAATGACATATCAATAAATCTTTGCGAACCTTATGTAATCAGCACCATCTGGTCCATAATGTTTCATTAAACCCTCTGATTTTAAACCTAACCATTCAGCAAATTTTATACCTAAAACAAAATCTGCTTTTACAGCGGTTTGTAATCTTTTCACTTTATAAGTTTTTGTTAAAATATCTAGCTTTTTTTTAACGTGTCTAGCAATAGATATAGGATTTTTCCATACATCATTAGTTGCTAAGACCCATCCTTCGGCAACATTATCCCATAATATGCCAATGCCGCCTGATACCACAATCTTTCCATCTTTGATAGCAGTAAATGACATTCCTGGTATTTCTAAAAATAACGCATATTTTTTAAATTGAGGAGCAATCTGAATTGCAGGATCATTCATTGGATTGCTAATAATGTGATGCGCATGTTCCTTCTTAAAAGGAATGATATCAATATTATCCATCATTAGTAATTAATCTTGGGTATAATGATAATAACGTCATAGGTAGAGCTTGATCCTGTATTACAAATAAATATCCATCAGTTTCAAAGTTACCTCTAAATTCAATTTTCTTATCTCCGGTAAATAAAGGAACAGCAACATCCATAGGTGCAGCAGAAGATCTAAAAGGTATCTCTTCTAAGTTATTTAGATCTGGACCCACTTTAGCTCCAACTGTTTCATAAAATCTTAATGTAACATCAAATATTCTTTTAGTTTTTCCTTGTGAAGTTCCATCTTGTGATCCAACATCTAATCTCATTGTTTGTAATGTTGATGTATATGCTAATCCTACTTTTGCTGCGGTTGTAGTTCTGTCTAATGTTATAGATCCTGATGAAACTGTTTTATCAGGGTGTGTTGCACCATTAGCAATAATTCTAACTGTCTGTCCATTTAGGTGATCTAATCCTGTAAGTGTAGATGTGGCAGATCCTGAATAAGCTAAAGCACTATCTACAAATTGAAATTGTGTAAGTGAACTATCAAATTGAAATGGTGTAAAATATTCTACATAACGTCTTGTTGTTCCATTAATTGTTCTTTTAACAATAACCCATATTTGATCTTCATCAGTTCTATTGTAAGAATTTCCAGAAATAGAAATAACACTTTCAACTATACCATGAGTTGTAGATCCAAAAGATCCACCTAATTTATGTTGATGCCAAGCAACAACTTGTTCTGATCTTTGATATGTTAATCCAACTAATACTCCATCACCACGAATACCCCAAATAATACTATGTGGTTCTTGTTGATATGTTAGCTCATCTAATCCAGATAAGGTAACGTCTTCAGCTAATATAGTCATATCCGGAGCGACATAACCATCTGTGTCAAAATTGTAAGCTAATTCTCTTAATTTTCTTTTAGCACGTTGAACAAATAAAGTTGCGTTACCAACTGATAGTGCATCTATGTTGGATGCTCCATAGTTAGATTGTTTTTTAATATTAATATTTGTAGGCGATACTGCAGTTCCAGTAGAATCTGAGTTTAATGTAAACTCACCACCTGAAGTTAATATAATTAATGTTCTTGTTGCTTTTAAAGATTGTATGACGTTTACTTGATTTGATGCGATTGTATAAATCATTGCATCATCTGCAGCAACAGTTCCTCCTCTATTCTCATCCATGTTTTCATAATCTCCTGATCTTGAAAAGAATAATGTTTGAGGTTGATTAGTTGTTCCTGCAAATACTAATCGTTGTTCATAAAAAGTTACGCAAGAAGGATAACCTGTAGTGTCTGAAAATGCTCCTAATGCCCAGTCAGTAGATGCAGAACCAGAATTTACATCTTTTATAATAGTCCAAGTTACAGCAGTAGAACTTGTAAATGCAGTAATCTCTCCATAGCCAGTTCTGTAAGAAACTAATCTTCCAACATCAGTTGAAGCAAAGGTTGCAGCAGATGCTGTTAAATCTCTAGCAGTTCCTACTGTATGATTGGATGAACTTAAAGTTACTGTGCTTATATTGTCATCTAAATAGGGACCATTTGTGAAATCTACTTCTGTAATAGTCCAAGAGGTATGTCCAGTTCTTGATAATTTTTTAACTGAATAATCAGGATGACATAAATACATAACATCAGCTGATTGAGCATATTTAATATTAAACAAATCTGCTGTGGCATAAGTTGTTGTTAATGTATAAACTCTATTTGCAATACCACCAGATGTGTAGGCAGTATAAGATGTAGTGTTTACGTTGTTACCATCTACATCTTGTAAAGCAAATGTATCAGTGGCAACACTTGCAACTTTAAATCTTTTATTATTTACTTGCGTCATTCCAACAACACCGGTGATAACGACTGTATCTCCATTAGAATAACCATGAGCTGTTGCTGTAACTACACCTGGATTTGCTTGAGTTATACCTGTGATTGTTTTATTAGCTTCTAATACAGCTCCATTATCTTTATAAAAACGAATATAATTATTTCCAAATTCTAAAGCATAAGATTGTTCAGTTGAAAATTCAAAAGGAATTAATCTTGTTTTAGCTGATGAAGTTTTTACTTCTGATATAAATGTTGTTCCTGGACGTCTTGTTACTGAACCATGAGGTTGAACTATAAAATTTTCTAAAGTTTTGCAGCCACTAAAATATTTTTGGAAGTCTGTTCTTCCTTCCATACGATCAGATAACTGACCCCCAGTAAAGTTAGTAAGAGCGGTTGATACTCTTGCCATAATTAAAACCTACTGTTGATAAATTCGTCTGATAATATTACATCAACTTGACCCATATTAGGATCTGTGTTTTGACCCTCTGTAGCATCAACGTGTTTAGCTTCACCAAGTTTATCTTTATAAATTTCTTTCATTGATGTTACTAATGTAGCATTAGCAGTAACAGCAAAACAAATATCTGCAGCTAAAGCTGCTGAAATAGTTTCAGCAAGTAATGTGTCATATTCATTTGGATCGGTAACTAATTTTACATATTGAAGTTTTATTGGAGATACGTTTGCCATTATTTTTCTACCTTCAATTTTATAATCATAATCATAATCAGATATTGTAATAACTCTTAAACAGTCTGAAGGAAGTGTAAATTGTTTAGCCCAGCCCCAAGCAGGAGTTGCTGTGTCTGCTGCAAGTTCTTGTCTTGCCATTAAACAATTCCAGGCATGAGATCTAAATACTGCATTACGAATGCTTTCATATCTTGCATTACATAATCTTGCATTTTTACTATCTTCTGTAAGAGACAGTATTGTGGATGCTCCTAATTGATTTAGTGCATTATTACAAATTTCTACTACTGATGCCATATTAATCTTTCTTTACTACAATATTGTATTTTTGCCAAATCTCTTCTTGAGATAAACCTTGTTCATCTTCTTTTTGTTTATTTCTTGAATTAATCTTATTTTGTTTAATAATCTCAACTAATGCGTATCTATAAACATCGCTAGATCCATTCCATTCAAAGTGTAATAGATGTTTAGGTTTTGCATAGATGTCTAATAATCTTGGATCAAAATCACTTAGAGTCATTTTTAATAATGTACTTTCTTCTTAGTTTTCTTGGTTTAACTTTAGCAAAGATCTCAGCTTCTGTTAGTTCTAAATCTTTATCAAAACCATGATGTGCAGTTGATGTATGTTTAAATCTATCAACTAGAACATAACGATAGATATAATCTTTATTTTGTAAATGTAAAATGGTTTTTATTTCGTTGACTTTTTTCATGAAAGAATAGTGGGGATTTTATTCCCCACTATTAATTGGTTATTAACTATTTCTAGTTAACTGTGTACTCTATAGTAAAACTTAGATCACCAGCAGTATCACCAGCCGCAGGAAAACTAATTCCTACGAAGTAAACAGTTCCTGGATCAGACGAAAGTCCAGCATCTTGCCAAACTTTTTGTCCCATTTTATTTATATTTCTAGCTTCAAATGCAACTTCAGTTCCTGGAGCAGCAACTGGCGCTCTTAGATCTGTAATTGCAGAAGCATAAGCATCAGCATCTACCACAGCTAAAGCTGTAGTATATAAACCAACATCAGCAGTAAGTACTGTGCTTGAATCTAAATCATCATTACATATTTTAATTGATGAAATAGAAGCATTAGTTGGTATCGGTGCTAACATAACTGTGTCTGAAGCACTTAAATCGCCAGCAGCTAAAGCTATTGTTCCTTGAGCAATCCTTTTCACACCATGTAATTCTTGTGCAGGATTTAATACTTGAGGAACAGCAACAAAGTTAGCTACTAGACTTGTATTTACGTTTGCCATATTTTTATTCTCCTATTGTTAGATTATTCGTCGCAAGCTATTTCTACAACTTTTTCTTCTTCCATTCTAGTTGCGCCAATGCTCATGCAGTAATAAACTTGAGTGCTGTATGATTTGTCAGCTCTCTCGTCAATTCTTGCCATAACATCTTTACCGATAGCTAATTTAATAGCATCCGCTGTAAAGGCATAACATAGTCTGTCGTCAGTGTTAGTTGCATCAAATGGTAATCTATTGCTAACAATAAATTTAAAACCTAAGAAAGAGTCTATTTGACCCTGAGCTAGAGCTTTAACTGTATTGAAATCACTAGATGTAACTTGAGTTGTTCCTAACAAATTAGCAATTTGTCTTGGACCACATACAAAGAATCTTTGTATAGATGGATCAACATCTGCTAAGTCTAGGATTTTTTTAGCATCCACGAGTTTAGTAATGCTCAAACCACCAGCCGCATCATTACCTTGTGATGCACTGTAAGGTTTTTGTCCAGAAGGAAGTGATACAGAAGTACCTCCAGTTTCGCCAGTATAACTAGCTCCACCTAAAGCACTAATGATAACATCATCCATCGCTCTTCCCATAGCAGCAGCCGCAGCTTTTGCATAAGCAGAAGTTGGATCAATTAGCATTCTAACTTTGTCTTGGTTGTCTATTAGATCAGCCCACTCATAGTCTGCAAGACTAACTCGTCTACGACTGTGAGGAGTTTCTATTTGGGGTGTATCAGCGTGTCTAGAAGTTCTTAATTGAGCAGTAGTTTTTCCTACTTGATCAAAGAAAGCATTCTTCCCAACAATCGTTTCAACATCCGCAGCACTTCTCAACAATGAACCCATTTGCTGAGATAACATTTGTACGTTTGAACTATACTGCTGTACAAAAGCAGTTGTTATTTGATTTGACATATTGTCATCTCCATTGGTTAAGTTTAATTAAAATAAACGAATGGATTTTCCACAATGTGGATCTATTCTAGAATTTTACATCTTCGTAGATGTTTGTCTTTTCCAAATGCCAATAGGGTCTAAAAGATTATCCTAATGATTTGCTCTATACATCAGTTAACTGCTGACGTAAAGCGAAAACTTCTTGTACAGCTTTATCATGGTTTGGATGTGTTTTATTCCAATATGCAGATCCTGGCGCTTGTAATTTAGCTATTTCATTCTCTATTTCATTAGGAGTTAAATAGTTTGGACCAGCTTGTCCCACAAAGCTATCTTCACCTACCATATCAGCTAATTGAGCAAATGCTTTAACAACTTGAGGATGATCACCTAATTTAGTGCCATTTTCTAAGTTCATATTTAAAACATCTTCACCAACATATTGTCTAGCAAGTTGAGATGCTTTAGTTATTTTTTGTTCAAAAGCTCTACCATATTCTTTACGAAGAACCTGTTCGCTTTCAACACGTGCTGTTTCAGCAGCTGCATCTAAACTTTTTAAGTTTTCTTGCATAATGTCATTATAAAATTTAACAACACCATCTGCTTGTTGTGGTAATAAACCAAGTTTATGAGCTTGTTGTGAAAAAACTTTTAGCGCATTTTCATCAATGGTTGTATCTTCGCCAATATTATATTTATATTCTTCGGCTGATTTGGGTCTACCTAGTTTATCAAAAACTACATTCCAATCTTCCTCAGTTGCATGTTTATTAGGTAGTGGTATTTTTTCTACACCAACTAATTTTTGCGCATGAATATAACTTTTAGCTAAACTATTAATATCTTTAATAGGTGCTAAAGATTTATCTGCTCTGATATCTTCTGCTAAACCAGCTCTCCAATCTGCGGCAGCTTGTTCAACTACACTTGTAACATTATTATTTACCGGAGAAGTCTCTGGACTTCCAGATGGTTGAACTGCTTGTTCCACCACTCCCTGTTGATCACTCATTATTTCCTCCATTTTTTTTGTTGATCATTGATTTAATAAATAGATAGACAGATCTTTGTCCCTCTAAATATGCGCTCTCATAACTATCTCCTTTAACAAAAGTAGTTACGTTAGCATTACATCTTCGCTTTAGATCTTCAAGAACTTTTTCTCCATTCTCAGATCCAAAACAAATCTTATAATCTGTTACTAAATTTTTTATATCTTTATTCACTTATCGCTTTTAATGCAGGAGCTGCTTTACCGGCTGCTTCAGCAGTTTGTAAATCTTGTTGCATCTGCATTTGTTGTTTTTGCATTTGTTCTCTTTGCAAGCGAATTTGTTGTACTTCAGTATCTGATTTCATAACCTTAGCAGGTATTCCTAAAATATCCTGTATATATTTTACTAAACCATTTACGTCTATGTGATCAAACACAGGAGCTATGTTTTGTAAAGAACCAAATATTTCAACACCTCGCATGATTGAGGATAACTCTGAAGTCTTCTGAGCTTTAGCTAATGGCGATACATATTCTATTTCAATATCTTGATCTCCTAAAAACTCAGGAGGTTTTGGAAGTTTTTTATTTCTTAATAGAATATTGAAAGCTCTTGTAATTAATGGTTGTAATAATTCTGATTGTAGTCTGCCAAGCACTGGACCCAACAATCTCATTTTTTCTTCTGTTCTTTGCAATACTTCTGTTGCAGTCATTTGTGGACCAGTTGATGTCATAAGTTGATCAACGAAAAAATTCTCTCTAATTGCTTTACGTCTTTGCTCTTCCATATTTAAACCTAATGGATTGTTAGCTCCAATATTCATTGGTTCAATTTTATCTCTAGTTCCAGCTCTATAGTAATTTAATCCTCCAGGTATGGTTCTTATTGGTAAAAGAAAACCATCATCAGGTACAAGCAGCGGAGGATCTATTTGTTTTTGTGCAGCTCTAATAGTTGTTTTAGACATTGTATTTAACATCTTAACATCTGCCAAAGCATTCATTGCAGGTGATCTTCCATAAATTTCATTAGATGCTTTTAAGTATCTAGGTACAACATAAGGGAACTCTTCATAACCACCTTCTTTTAAAACAGCTCCACTATCTGGATCTACGTAAACTGAATAATAAGGTTTACCTTTATTTCCTTTTGCAATTTTAAATTCTTCATTTGGCATTACTAAATGTAATATTGGAACTTCTTCGTATGGATATGATTTAGCTTTATCTTTTAAATTTTTAGGTAAGTTTTGTTCGCCAAATTTTAATGATACTGTTCTGGCTGGTAGATAAAATTTTCTAAGCAAACTATCTACCATACCTCTTTCATCTTCGGTGATAAAAATTTCTGCAATATAAATAGTTCTAAATCTTAGATCGTCATTAACATCTTCTTCAATCAACATTGCTGCTGTACCAAAAGAAATTAAATCGTGGTATAATTCAAATATTTCTTGTTGAAAATTTGATGCTGAAAAAACTTTGTACATAACATCTGTACAAGACTCTAACCATTCTTTTGCTTCATCATCTTTATCAAGATCTGTATTACGATATCTTAAATAAAAAAATGGTGATGCAATATTAGTTAGCATTCCATGTAATGATGCTGACAATAATTCTAAAGAATGAATTGCTGTACCATCAAAAATTAGTTCGTGTCTTTTGTCTCCCTTAGATCTTTTTTTTGTAATGTCTGCTTTTCTTGGCATCATGTAATCAGCAACTTCTTGCCAATGTTCTTCCCAAGTTTGACGTTGAGTATTCAAACTTTGGTATCTATCTAATACCAATTTTGCTTTTGGATTCATTGCCATATTATGCGCCTAATAAAGTTTTAGTTGAAAGAGTAGTCTGATCGCTTACACCAGATGGAGATGTAAGTATAGTCATAGATCTACCTTTTCTTTTTGCTTTTAATAATCTTGATGTTTCTCCTTGCTCAACTTCTGCCTGAGTAGGTGATGATAAAGGTTGTGGTTTCGGAGCTTCTACTTGTGGAGCTGCTGCTGCAGGTTTTGCTCCTCCTCCAAAAAGTGGTGCTATTATTTTTACTGGATTTGCTCCTCCCATATTAACTTCCTAATAATGTTTTTTTAGATACTGATGCTTCGTCAGCAACTCCAGAAGATGAACTAAGAACAGTTGCTGATCTTCCTTTTCTTTTTACTCTTAACAATCTTTTTGTTTCGCTTTCTTCTTTTGCTTCCGCTTGTTTTGTTTCTTCTTGTTTTGGTTCTTCTTGTTTAACTTCTTTTATAATACCTTTGTCTTTTGCCATTCCTATAACTTTAGTAAATGCTCCTTTTGCTCCACCCATATTATTCTCCTAATAAAGTTTTCTTCTGTAAAGTTTCTTCTTCTGTTAATCCTTCTGGACCAGTTAAGATTGTAGATGATCTACCTTTACGTTTACGTTTAATTTCAGCTTGTTCAGCAGCAACTTTTGCTTTTCTTTCTTCATCATCAAAAGCAGGTGGCGGCGCTGGTGGTGGCGGAGGTGGCGGCGGCGCCGGAGCTTTAGGCATTAAAAATCCCATCGCTATTCTCCTAAAAATTTTGTTAAGTTTTGTAACATGTTAAATCCATATTATATTATTTACTGTTCGTAAATACCTTATTTAGAAAAGATCTTATACTCAGAATCTGTAGCTCTAGGCATAGACGTACTCTTTGTTAAAACATCATTAACTGATAATGCTAAATATCTAAAAGCATCTGCAGCATGAGAAGACCAGGCATGTACAGGTTTACTATGAAATATCTTCATCTTTTCGTTATATTTTCTATGGTAGTGTCTTAATGCATCAACTAGATGTTTACAATTATCCATGTCAATCCAACATCTAGGTAAGATCATTTTAGCGGAATGGATCCCATCTTCCAGCGGCAGTTTCGGCAAAATTTTAAAATTAATACCTAACTGATAAGCAACATCTCTTCTAGTCTTGCCAGAGGAAAATTCAGTAACCTCTATATCATGCGGTGCATAATGTGTTTTATAATAGTAATCTTTCTTGCTAACAATATCGCAGTAGTGTGGTAAACCTTCTTTGTTGTTTTCGTAGTAATCTATTATATGAATTGCAGCTCCAATTTGTTGGTAGAATATTATAGCTGTAGAATCTCCAACTCCAATATCCCAAGATGTATTAACTGGGAATGCCGGATTGTAAGGAACTCTAGTTAATTGTTTTTTATCTTCTAAATCTTTTATAATAGATCCAAAAATAGATCCTGATATATTTGCTATCCAGGAGCATTCAAATTCTTGTTGATATTTTTCTTCTCCCATTTGCTCTCTTGCAGCTTTTAATTCTCCTTCATCAACTATGTTTGTTTTGGATGCTGGAGCTGTATAAGCAAACCAATCATCATGGGTTAATGCATACTGATATAATTCATAAAACTGATTTGACATTCCAGCAGGGGTTCCAATAAAAACGCACCATCCTTTTCTGTCTGACAAACAGGGTCTAAGAACTTCATTCCAAAGTGTTGGATCTATTTGCGCCATCTCATCGCAACAAGCTCCATCTAAAAATATACCCCTAATGCTATCAGGTGTTTCAGAAGATAGCAGGGTTATTCTGGCGCCATTGGGTAGATCGCATCTCAATTCTGTTTCGTGAAATCTAACTCCAGGAATAACACCAGCATATTGTTTTAAATAATCCCAAGCAATGTTTTTCGCTTGGCGATATGTTGGAGCGATATAGGCATATCTAGGATTCTTTTTTGTGTTTAGCAGTGCCTCAATAAGTAAATGATTAATTAACATTACTGATTTGCCAAACCTTCTATGACAAGCAAGTACAGAAAAGCGGAACTCTTTTAGCTTTTCATGCAGCTCTTTTTGCTGGGGTCTAGGATCGTAAGGTATATCAACTATCATTAGTGTATCTTTGGCATATCAGAAATATCATCTATTTTATGATAATCAATTCCAATCTTTTTTAAAATTTTGTTTGCGAATTTATCCATGTGATCGTTATCCTGGAATCCATTAAAATGAATTACCAAAGAACCAGAATCTTCATTTACAAATAACAAAGCTGTAATTAATGCGTCATCTTGTTTAGACATGGTGATCGTGTGCCTGTGTGTGTGAAATTCCCAATATAGATATAAATAATTTTGGCGCCAGGAAATTGGGGTATACCCCCCTAAATGTTCTTGGTTTGTTCGCTAAAATCCAAGCAATACAACCTACACTGCATTTCCGATAATTAACAGTTATCACCCATGCACTGCAACATACTGCTTTTATTACTAATGATAACTTATAGGTTATCACTAGCAACCTGTAATTGTGTAGCAATAAACCGCATAGAATATAGAAAGAACTCCATAACGCGCGCGCAAGACTGTGTGCCAATGTATACATTAACCAACTATTCCACATTATCAGCATCAACCTGTATTGTTTTCTTAACCTCTCCACCCCAACGTATAGTAATTGTGTTATCCTGTTTAATCTCTTGCTTAGACTTCTCACCAAAGATATCTGATATCAATTTACTAACCATCCAACGTACATGCGTTAACTTCTCTCGCCAATACATCATCTCCTGATTACTCTTGGGGTTTGCTAACTCTTCGTTAATCTCATCAAGCAAAGTAAATGCACCAATCCTTCTCGCTTTCATTACTGTTAAATAAATCTTATCGTCTTCACGCATCCATTTGTAAACTGTAGATAAACTTGGCATCGTTTTATCTTTACAAATTTTAGTGAGTGGAATTCCCTTCTCTAGCTCAGTAGAGATTTTATCAAGTGTTATTAATTGTTGAGCTGTCTTCTCTTGGATCTCGCTGCTTAATGTATTTTGCTCTGAGTTCATCTTCAGTTAAATGTTTTAAAAACTTTAAGTTACGTAATGCTTTGAGTTTACCTTCAATCGTCTTAGCATTCCAATCACTCATCCCACCATGATTTTTACATCTATAAAAACCAGACTTCATCAGGTAACCTTTTGCCTTACATCTTACAGTGTACTTACTTCCCCTCGTCATACTATCGCACTGAATCTTATGTAAAGGTTTCCCAACCATATCTTGTGGATTATCTAAGCGAACATACAACCTATTGCAACACATAAGTTATAAACACTAATCCGGTATTGGTTCTTGTTTTTTGAACCTGTGTATTTTAAACCTCTTGCCTGAAGCTCTTTCCTCAACGCACACAAATTCCCCCTCAATACCAATAGGTTTAAATTTAACTAAGTATTTATCATCCATAGGGATGGGGGATCTGGGATTAAACTGAGTTGGGTTTTTACTAAAATTTTTATATCTACTATTATAGTTATATATATCTAGTTTATTATTATGCCTGTGAGGCACATCTGAGTGTTCTGTGAGGCACATCTTGTTTTGAAGCGGTAATGTATAAGATTGCGTGGATCTTAGTCTATGCACGATTAT